TTCAGGGTTTCCCTTTTAGTGGGGGTCTCCCCCGATTTCTCGGGGGTTTCTTCGATCTTGTGTTCGACCGTGGAACTGGTCGGTTGCTTGATGAACCGTCGGTTGATGCTATATTTTCCATTCGTCAACTTACGATGATGTTTGGAAAGATTCTTCCTAAGACCAAGACATCTGTCATGGAACAAAGAGAGAAAGCAGCAATCAATGGTTACATCTCGTGTGAGAAGCAAGTCAAGGAAGCCGACAATCGACGATCACCTCAGGATTCTGAGGACTTTCATCGTATGTCGGTTAAACTTTGGGCTGAAATCCTTTCTGAAGTTGACGGAGACGTCTACTTTGGACGGATTACACCCAAACATGGTCCAGGCGCCACAGCTGATAAACTTAAGGGAAACCTTAAATATACTCAGACTGAGTGGACTGATCGTCTGGAACACGTATTCCCCGCGGCTGAATTTCTTCTGCCGAATTGGAGATACGTGCCTGACATTGACCATCTTGACTGGCTCGAACCTGGCGCCGAGCGACCCGTTAGGGTCATTACGGTACCTAAGTCGTTCAAAACCCCGCGAATTATCGCAATTGAGCCTGCGTGTATGCAATATACACAACAGGGGATATTGGAGTCACTCGTTGGAGCTATCGAGAGGCATGACACCCTCTCGCAGCTTGTCGGTTTCTCTGACCAAGTCCCGAATAGGGACTTGGCAAGAAAAGGTTCCCTTCGACGGGAACTTGCAACGCTCGATTTGAGCGAAGCATCCGATCGGGTTTCGAATCAGCTTGTGCGAATTATGTTGCGTAATCATCCTCATTTTTTTGAGGCTGTTGATGCAACACGTTCGCGTAAAGCTGACGTTCCTGGCCACGGAGTTATCCGTTTGGCCAAGTTCGCTTCTATGGGTTCAGCTCTATGTTTCCCGTTTGAAGCCATGGTCTTTTTGACCGTGATCTTCTTGGGAATACAGAAAGAGCTCAATCGACCACTGACCAAGGGTGACATTAAGTCATTCCTGGGCCAGGTGCGCGTCTACGGGGATGATATCATTGTCCCCGTAGAATATGTGCGTTCCGTTGTCAGCTGCCTTGAGAATTTTGGTTTCAAGGTTAACGCTGGCAAGTCTTTCTGGAAAGGTTCATTCAGAGAGAGTTGCGGTAAGGATTTCTATGCTGGTCACGATATCACTGTGATTCGTGTCAGACAAGAACTTCCTACACAACGGAGTGACGTTTCGGAGATTGTTTCTATTGTTTCTCTACGTAACCAATTTTATATGATTGGTATGTGGAGGACTGTGAAATGGTTAGATGAGCAGATCGAGAGATTAATCCCTTTCCCTGCTGTACTTCCCACTTCTCCGGTGCTCGGCAAGCTCAGTTGTCTCGGGTATCAAACCGATAAAATGAGTCCCACTCTCCACTCTCCTCTTGTCAAAGGAATGGTGGTTGTGGCCAAAGCTCCCAAGAGTAATCTTGAGGGTTATGGTGCCTTGCTCAAGTTTTTCCTAAAGCGCAGCATTGAACCTTTTGCTGCTAAGGATCATCTTGAACGTTACGGACGGCCTGACGTCGTTGACATCAAACTCAGGATGGCGTCCGCAGTTTAACTGCGGGCGTGCGGCCGAAAGGCCGCATTGAAGAGGGC